TTATCCGCGCAATACCTCCCATGTCCGTATCTACCAAGTCACAAAAGGACTGTAAGTTATAAGGGCAATTTTCTCCCTTTGCCTTGTAGCCTTGTTCAACACCGGTAAAGGCAAGTTCAAGGGCAAGAAGGAGGTCTTCTCCTAAAAGGGAAAGGTCACTTAATTTAAGCTTCCTCTCCCTTAGAAATGTACCTAACACGAACATTCCAAATTTAATTGGAATAGTCGTATTGGCAATATTAATTGTTTTCATGTCAGGTAATTTTTAAATTATGCTTTTGTTGTCTTCACGATTGCACCAGTCACCTCAAAGGATGCTGAATAACTTGTATTCTCTTCCACCGCTGCGTTTAAATCTAATGATGTACAGATAGCAGACATCGTAAACACGTTGTCACCTTGAACATCAGTAGTAAACTTAATAGTTAGCGCAGTACCACTAATTAAATCGGTAAAAAGATCATCAAACAAGTAGTTGGTAGATGAATCACCAGGACCGGCATATAATGCCTCTGTGGAAAGTGTGCCGGAAAGTTGACCTTTCTTTACTTCTCTCCATCCTCCAGCTGCTGAATCCTTTGTTAAGATTTCACGCATTGCAGTAGATATGTTCATTTGGCAGGATGTCGCGTAACCGATTGCAGTCGAATCTTTATACAAGCGCATCAACGTACCATTAACAATTCCAGTTGTTGCCATAATATTATTTTTTAGCTTTTTTCAAATCTATATTATCATTAATCTTTTCCAATTCATTTTCATCCTGAAAATATTCCATTGGCATTGGCACGGGAATATAAATAGGTTGAGGTGCCTCTTGCACTTTCTTCTCTGGCATCTGCTCCACGACAAAGTCATCATCAAGATGCTCGGCAATGCCATCGGCAACAAGCTGCGTTCCGAAGTCGGAAAGGAATACACCTGTTGCGCCTATTGGCTTGCCATTCCAATCTTTTATTAATCTTAGTTTCATCTTTTCATTTTTGCCATAAAATCAATACTCATCCAATAAACGTTTAAGTCTGCATTATAAACTTGGCTATCAGATGACATATATTTTATTGTTTGAATATTGACTGAATTTAAAGTTCCAGTAAATCTATCTAATCTATTCCTTACAGCGTTTGAAAGCGTTTGTGTAGTCTCGTAATTGTTTGTATAGACATCAAGCTGCAAAGTAATCTCTTCCAAATTACTTTGCCCATCCTTAAAATCAACTGGAGTGGAATTAATAATAGTGTAAACAATAAAAGGATACTGCACATTTTGAGGTGCAATATCTGGATAAATATTTAAGCCACATACACCAGTAACTGCAACATCTGTCGATAACCTTCCATATATTACTTTTCCTATCATTCCCAAAACTTTTTAGGATACATTTTAACTACTTCTTTTGCTTCTGCAATCATCTTTGGATATACAATAGATGCAGACATATTCTTAGCTTTCATTACAATCTTTGTGCGCCATGCTTTGGCAGAGCCAAAAATCATGTGTGCATAAAAACCATCATATTTTTCATCACTATTTAAAAATGATCCATCTGGCTGTACTTTGTAATGAGGTCCGATCGCACCAGTCTTCCATTTGTATTTTGTCAATAATTCGCTTAATGATTTTATTGACCTTTTTAAGTTGCCCGGCTTAACTGTGTATTTGTATTCTTTTTTACTTCCTGATTTTACACCACCTTTTGCAAATGCACTTACCTTATGGTCTTTTTTTGACATAGGAATTAATGACTTATAAATAGACAATGCAGCAGGCATTGCAGCGTTTATAACATCCATCCTTTTTTCAATAGTAATTTTACTCAAAATACTATCAAGCTCAATAACTGTTTCTGCTAAACCATTAGCAAACAAACCTCTCTTTTTAGCACCTGTGCCAGATGCTCTTTTTAAATTAGCTATTTGTTTTTGAGTTATATAGGTCATTACACATAATTTTGAGCGTATGAACAAAAAAGATGTAAGTATAAGCTATCAACACTTATCTGGACATTTTCTATTTGGTAATATTTACCAATGTAAATCAATCTTTGCTGCTCGTTTATGTCTGTCCTATATCGGCAAGTAACTTTTATTTGTGATAAAGCTGTAATCTTGCCTCCTTCGACTTCTTCTTTATTATTCCCTTTATAATCAACTGTTGCCCATATTTCTGCAACAGTACTCCATGTTTCAGTGCCAAAACCAGTTAATCCTACGGCACGAGTAACTTGCTGAATAGTTATCCTTTCCTTTAATTTACCAATCTCTTCTTTCTTATTAAATCTCATTATAGTATTTGTACTCGATATTGATCTAATAAATACTCTGATGCTGTTGGCATCTTCTTTACATAATCTTCTCTATTATCATAACTATCTGCTATAATCATAAGAATTGCTTGTCTTATTTGCATAGGTACACCGGATGACTGGGAAGAATATCCAGCTGTATAAACAATAGAAACATCATTAATATTTCCATACAACGTTGGCCATGTTTTACCAAAGCCAATGTTAAGCCTTGCAGGCTTACTAAAAGTATCAACAATATACTCTGTCGCTGCAAATGTTTGAGTACTATTTTGGCTATCAGCGTATTGAAAAGAGCTCACTGCAATAACTGGAGAAACACTTAGGTAAATAGTTGGATAATTTAGCCTATCTAACTTTTCAGTAATTGTTTGAGTAATTAATGCTTGATTTAAATAACGCTCTGCAACTTCTCTGGCACTTTGTATTAATGTAGTAATCAAAGTATCATCAGCAGAAGTATCAACTTTCAAATAGTTTTTTACTTCAGACAATGTCCAAATCTCATTAACAGGTGCAGTCGTTACTTTCCAAGCCATTATATTACTTTTTAAAATGGAGGAGTATATTGCAACTCCTCCAAATTAGACTCTCCAATATTATTTACAGATTCTTTAAGTGCTTAATTGCAGCCGTTTGAAGCAATTTGCCATCATAACGAGCATACATCAAGAAACCAATTTCCATCTCATCCATAAAACGCTCACGCAATGGAACAAGGACATTGTTTGCAACTTGACGTATTACATATTTAGACCAATCACCAAAGAAGATGATTTTTGCAGCAGTTGTTTGAGCAGAAGGCAAATCATTATTTACAAAATAATTGTAGCCTAAAAGTTTATCTGGCGCACCTTCTCTTAATGATGGTTGAAACAAAGGATTATTTGCAGTATCAAAATTTAACTTTCTAACAGCAGATAAAATATTATCATGCATCATAAATGCCGCTGAAGGACTATTTCTATATGCAACATCAACAGAGTGAACCAAGTCAACCAAGTTAGCGGCAGTAAATGCGCCAGAAGATGCAGAAGAAACACCGGATGGAGCATTATCTCTAAATCCAGTAGGTTTACCAGAACCATCACCAGTTGTAAATGCAGTGTTTAAGCCACGGCCTAAACGCTCACCTAACATAACAGGTAACTCTGTATTAAGCAAACCAAACTCGTCATTTGCCCATTCAACAGATACTTTTACCAACGTGTTTAAAACGTGTGCATTAAAAGTTTCTCTTGTAAATGTCATATCCTGTACAGTAACCGCAGCAGCTTCAGTATGCCAGTTACCGGCAACAGCCGTATCATTTACTTTAGGATAGTACAAAGTACCTGCCTGTGGAGTAGTTATGATTCTTGAAACTGTTAGCATTGGGCCATAATACGCCATAGTCCTTTCAAGCTCATAAGAGAATTGGTAAGGAATTACATAACCACCAGCTAAACCGCTTTCGGAAGTTGTGATTGTTGCCGTTCCACGCATCTCTTTAAGCATAGATGACTCACTGCTTGTTAAAGACCTTTTGCAAAGTGCTTTAAAAAACGCAGAGGTATACTCTGGAGATTTTACAATGTCTCTTTGATTAGTAGGTAGCATAGCTATTGATTGCTCAATCTCTTGTGCGCCTCTACTTTCTTGGTTAATAGTTTCCCATTTCTCCAAACGAGCAATTTCATTGGTGTAGCTTGCAAATGACTTGTCAGCAGCATCCCATTGTCTGCTTTCGTCATCATTCATTAATCTACTTTCCGCAGATGCTCTTTTTTGCAAGTCCTCCATTATTGCGTAATCGGAAGCCCGCTTTTCTCTTAATTCCTTTGCAGTCATTATTTTGTTTTTAAATTTATTAAGTGCAGGGCATTCCTGCGTAACTCTGATTGTATGTTAATTTCTGACTTTACAGAAATATCAATTACTTTTTGTAATTCCTCATTAACCGCACCTTGGACTTCCTCGTAGCTGCGCTTTGCAACCATGGTGTCAGGATTGGCTGGGTAGGTAACTGGAGAGACATCATATACTTTTTTAATCTTTCTGATAACTCTTTTTGGTTTCATGCTTTCCATTTCATGCCAACTTTCTTTTTCAACACTAAAGGCAAATGATGACTGATAAATATCACCACGCTTAACCATCTCTAAAAGGTCATTGCCTAAAGTTGTGTTAGGTGCCTCAAATTCATATTCCATAGCATTGCCAGTAACCTTTAATTTTAAGGTACCAGACTTTGTTCTGGCAAGTACCATGTTTGCATCATGATTAAATAATGCTACAACATCATTCATATCTGCATCATCAAACACATCTGATGTCATCTCTTCATCGTACCATCCCATATCATAGGAAGAGTTAAACACTGTGGCAGTGCCTACTATTGTGCGAGATTCTGGCATTGCCCTAAACTCATAATTTATACTTCTCTTTTCCATTGTTTCTTCTTTTGACCTTTCGTCCATTATTTTTTTAGCCGTTCTTTCTGCCCAAGGCAACATGGTTGAACCACCCCAAGCATCATACATTATTGATCCGCATATCTCATTCTCTTTCTCGTCAAAATACTTGCCTTGATCGTACACTTTAGCACGACTTAAAAAGCTATATGTCCTTATTACCTCATCATCACTTAATGCCTCTCTTGCGCTTAATTGCCTTGCCCTTGTCCATCCAACTGATGTGCCGCAATCGCTACCTTTCTCTTCTTTATGCCGCAATGCTTTCTTTGCTGCATTAGTTGCCGATTGAGGATAGTTACTGTACGGCATCGCTTGTAGGTTCTATCTTTATGTTAGACGCTAAAGGCAATTCATAACTATCTCCACCGGCATAAGGATTCATATTTTCCTTAATTCTTATTTCGTTAGGTGACATTGCCAATACATTTCGCATAGTTGTATAATAAGATGATCTCGCTGCCACATCTCCACGGAGTAATCCATCAAGATTAAAACGAGTGCAATAATTATATTTTTCTGCCTCAAAAAATATCTTTCTATTAAACTCTGCCTCTATGGTTTCACAAAGTGGCATAATTGTGTAATTAACAAACATCTGGCTAAGTTGCTCCATATTGCTAAATGTTGCTTTATCCATATCTTCTAACAAAACACCTGGCACACCAGTCATGCGAGCAATGTCCGCAATGGTTGCCTTCTTAGTTTCGTTAAAAGCTGCATCGTTAGGATTAAGACCTACTTTTTGGAAATCCATGCCTTCTTCCAAGATGGCAG